GCCGAACTTTGGTTGGGCATACTGAGCGGCCGGTCGTGGCAACCGGAACAGGACGGAATCAGGATACAGGCAGCCTTTAGAGCTATCGCGGCATCCTCGTCAGAGTGGCCAAACCCTGCCGACCTTATCAAACACCTGCCGCCGCCCGAAATCAGGATGGTGCCAAAATTGGAAAAGAAGCACCGTCCGACCGAATACGGCAAAGCGCAGGCCGCCAAACTCAAACAGACACTCAGCCTGCTGGAAAGCTCCCCTTGCATGGACAGGGATTGGATACACGGGCCACGCCACCGGTCGGTGGATGAGTGTAAAAGGATTAATGCCGCAAGGCAGAAAGGTAAATAAAAAAATGGAAAATGGAATTTGGCCGAGTAACCCGCGCATATCAGACTTAATCAGTCGATTGGAAGACTTGAAGGCAGAGCATGGCAACTTGCCAGTAACTCACGAACCTCTGCGGGGTGGAGTTGTGTATGCAGATGTAAGTGAATTTAAAGTTGCCTATGTTAGACCTAAAGAAAAACGTGAACGAACATGGTCTTACCGTATCGGAGCAGCCCAAGAAGGCGATTTGAAGGTAGTGAAATTTTAAAGGAAAAAAGATGAATATTGATAAAACCCAATACAAACAGGATGCCAAAGGCAATCTCGTGCCTCTGGCCAATATTAAAGAAATCGACCTACTGCGTGACGAGCTGGTGCTGGAAATTGCTGCCAAAGCGCGCGCGGTGCAGGATGACTTAATCACTTTCAAACGCGAGGCGATGGACGATATTGCCGCGTTTGTGCAGTTAAGTGCCGACCGCTACGACGTAAATGTCGGCGGCAAGAAAGGCAATATCAGCCTGCACAGCTTCGACGGCGCGTACCGCGTCAACCTTGCCATGCAGGACACGCTGGTATTTGACGAGGGATTGATTGCCGCCAAAGCCCTGATTGACGAGTGCATCAACGAATGGACGGAAGGCAGCCGCACAGAATTGAAAACACTGATTAACGCGGCCTTCCAGGTGGACAAAGAAGGCAATATCAACACCGCCCGCGTACTCGGACTGCGCCGCCTGCAAATCACCGACGAAAAATGGCAACGGGCGATGGACGCGCTCTCCGACAGTTTGCAGGTGCATATCAGCAAGCCGTTTGTGCGGGTGTATCAGCGCGGTGAGGATGGGGAGTATCAGCTGATGAATTTGGATGTGGCGAAGGTGTGAAAAGGGAGAAAGGATCTAATTATGCAAGATAAAAAAGATGCCACGTTAACGTTGCATTTAAAAGCAGATAGTGGTTACTCAAGTTATGTTGAATATCGTGTCAGCCCGAATCAATGGGCAGAAATATTGAAAATTTTGGAGGGAAAAAACAATGGCTAAAGTCATTATAGAAATCGAAGATATGCCTAACGGCAGCATCCAAATCAGACCATCAGGGGATACATACAGCAATCCGATGACTGATGCGCAGATGATGTTTATTTTATTTCAAAAAATAGCAGAAACTGTGGAATTTATACAAATGAAACAAGAAGAAAGAAGAAAGAAGAAAGGCTAGAAAATAATTTCTGAACCGCGCGGCACGGTCTGCCGCATTTAAATCTAAATAGGAGTCAAAAAGTGAATAAATCCGAATTAATCCAAGCCATCGCCGATGAGGCGGAATTGAACAAACGCGATGCGGCGGAAT